TATGACTATACAGGAAAGAATATACGCACAGCTATCTAAGAATAGTAAAAAGAATTTAAGTAAGCAAAGGGTATCATTGAGAGCAATTAAAGATGATATTGATTTTTATATAAATTCTATTCAAGAGCCTAAACAAAAAGCTGAGCAAATTGTATCAGATATGGAACGATTAGGGAGAGAAATGCAAAAAACACTTTCTGAAATTCAAACTTTAATACCAGAAGCTAAGGCTACTTTAGAATTAGGATATAGACACACTGAGGAAATTGATGATTTAATAGAAAAAACTAAGCAAGGTGCTGAATTATTAGGTATTGATCCATCAGAAATAGGTCGTTTCACTGAATTAGAAGAGATAGCAAAAGAAGATTTTTTCTATTTTAAAATTATAGAAGATGCTTGGTGGGATAATATAAAATACTATACAAGCGAGTTATCAGAAAGCGAAGATTTATTTAAATAATATGAACACACAAAAATTAGTATTCAGCAGACTTTTTGACAAAGGAGGCTATAATAAAACTGAATTAGCTTTAAAAAAGAAAGTGAATTTAGCTTTAGTCGATGAATTAATTACGGAATTTGGCGGTTTAGAAGACGCTTATTCTGCAGCTAGTTATTTGGCTTACGAATATGGGGACGAGCTTATGGATAAAATTAGTGAATACCAAAATGAAATCGGAAAAATTGACGATTATGTTGTAAATGGATCGGCAACAAATTTATCTGAGCAAGCAGAACGTATGCAGTCTTTAATAAATGATTTAGAAAACAAAGCTGGCGAATTAGGACTTGATCCTAGCGATATTTTTGACGATTATCAGCAAGTAAAAGATTATTTATCTGACGCTCAAACAGTTTACAAAGACGCTGAGAGTAAATATAGAGAAGTGGTCGAATACGCTGGGTTTTTGAATAATTTTTGGTAATAAATTAATAAGTAAATAAATAAATATGAACACAAACACAATGCTAACCAAAATTAAAGCATTGCTATCTGTCGTTAAATTGGCAGAGGCAAAGCTAGAAAATGGTACGGTTATCGAAGCAGAAGCTTTTGAAGCTGGTCAAGCTGTTTTTATTGTTTCTGATGAAGAGCGAGTTCCGCTCCCGATTGGGAATTACACAATGGAAAACGGAGACTTGCTAATGGTTCAAGAAGAGGGTATGATTTCATCTGTCACACCATCAACTGAATTAGCCGATGAAGAAATCGTAGTAGAAGCTCCAGCAGAAGTGGTAAGCGAAGTTGAAGCTATTGTTGAGGCAGTAGTTGAAGTTATCGCCCCAGTTATTGAGGAGGTAAAATCTGAAATTGAGGAATTAAAAAAGAAATTCTCAAAATTAGAAGAAGAGCAGCCTAAAGAAGAGGAGGCTCCTAAAGAAGAAAAAAAAGAAGAAATGAGCCGAAAATTCAAACATAATCCAGAGCGCAAAACAGCAATCAAAGGAAATTTGTCTAAGAATCAGGGCAGCTCAACTCTTGAAAGAGTATTTAACCAATTATTTTAATAAGTAAATTATGCCAACAACAACAAACATTTCTACAACTTACGCTGGTGAAAAGGCGGCTGGTTACATTTCAGCGAGTTTGCTTTCGGGAGAAACTATTGCTCAAAATGCAATCACCGTAAAACCAAACGTAAAATTTAAAGAGGTACTTAAAACAGTATCTACTGACGGACTATTGAAAAACGCTTCTTGCGATTTCGATCCGACATCAACTATCACTTTAGCTGAGCGTATTTTGCAGCCTGAGTTTTTTTCCGTAAATTTGCAACTTTGCAAATCAGATTTTCAATCGGATTGGGATGCTGCATCAATGGGGTATTCAGCATTTGACAGCTTACCTCCATCTTTCGCTGATTTTATTTTAGGTCACGTTGCTGCAAAAGTAGCTCAAAAAACTGAGCAAAACATTTGGGGTGGTGTAAACGCTAATCCTGGTGAGTTTGATGGATTTACTACTCTTATGTCTGCTGACGCAAGCGTAAATGATGTAGTAACTTCTGAAACAACTTTTTCCTCATCTACTATTATTGCAGAGCTAGGTAAGTTGGTTTCAACAATTCCAACTACTGTCTATGGCAAAGAAGATGTAGTGATTTATATTCCAACAATCGCTTTTCAAGCTTATGTTCGCGCTTTGGGTGGATTTGCAACTGGCGGCTTAGGTGCTAACGGTGTTGATTCTAAAGGATCACTTTGGTATTCACAAGGTCAATCATTGAGCTTCGAGGGTATTCGTGTATTCCACGCGCCTGGTATGCCAGCCGATCATATGGTAGCTGCACAAGCGTCTAACTTGTTCTTTGGAACTGGATTATTAAGTGACTTAAACGAAGTTAAATTGCTAGATATGGCAGACCTAGACGGTAGTCAAAACGCTCGCGTTATTATGAGAGCATCCGCTGGCGTTCAGTATGCAATTTCTGAAGACGTAGCACTTTATACTCTAGCTTAATTAATAACTGTTGGCTGAAACCGCTAACTAATAAAACAAATTAATTATGGCTTGTAATTTAACATCAGGGCGTTCCTTACCGTGTAAAGATTCAGTTGGAGGCATCAAGAGGGTGCTAATGGCTGACTACGGAACACTTGGAACGCTTACCGTAACATCGGGAGAAGTTACTGCAATATCAGGAACACCTGACTTGTTTGTATTTGACGTAAAAGGAAACTCTAGCTTAGAACAAAGCATTACTAGCGACAGAGCTGCTGGCACCACTTTTTATGAGCAAACTTTAAACTTGACTTTGACTAAATTAGATTTGGCAACTCAAGAGCAAATTAGAGTTATTTCTGTGGCAAGACCTCACGTTTTTGTTGAAGACTACAATGGAAATTATTTTCTTATTGGAGCTGTTCACGGGGCAGACGTTTCTGGAGGTACAATTGTAACTGGATCAGCAATGGGCGAATTATCAGGGTTCACACTAGTGTTTACAGCACAAGAAACGCTTCCAGCGTATTTTGTAGATGCTGCTGTGGTAACTGCTAACGAAAGCGCAACGCAGATTAATCCCTAAGTAGATTATACTTAAAATTAAG